TATCCAGGACACACTGTTGAATCACTTACACATGAACTTAATTCAAAATCTCTTGAAAAAATTAGAAGGGAATTTGGATATGAGTAAGTGGTTTAAAGACTTGATTAGAATGATTAATATGACCCCAACTGAAAGATATCTGTCACAAGCTACAGATCGTTATGATCTTGAGCAAAGACAAAAAAATCTTGCACTTGGAAAGGTGAATTTATTCTAATGTGGCCTTATACTGACGAAGAAGTGGATTTTATTTCTTAACATATATAAAGGGAGACGGGAAACTGTCTTCCTTTTTTATTGGAGATTATTATGTGGACACAAATTGACGTATCATTTTTACCAGTACCAGATCCTAACCAACACGATCCTGAAGTAGGTAAACAGGCCTGGGGTTATCTACCCTACAATGATCCAGATCTTCTTGAATGGTTTGAATCTGTTGGTTATCAGAATAAAATTAAAACAGTTTTCGAGATAGGAACATTTGCAGGTTATTCTGCAACAATGTTCTTAGAAATGTTTCCTTTCCTAGAAAAAATAACAACTATTGATCCCAATCTCTTTTCTGTAAAAGCGGGTGTTGCACTAAAAGAAAAGTATGGTGATAGGGTAGAGTTCATACCGTCCAGTTCTGGTATGTACAAGGAGCGTGACCAAGTTGATCTAGTTTATATTGATGGTGATCATATACACCCTAAGCCAATGGAAGATATAGATATGGCTTTGGAAATGAAGCCCAGATTTATTATGATGGATAACGTAGAATTACCAGATGTTAGAAGAGCAATAAAAAGATTTGAACTTATGGATCTAAAGTATGATCCTCAGTATTTCTATTACACCAACACCCACAAGAATAGAAGATCTCCTGGCATTATAGGATTATTCAAAAATGTTACTGACAGATGATAGTGGTAATACTGTAGATTACTTTAATCGTTTTCCTGAAGGACATAATATCGGTCTTGCATTATCCGGTGGTACGGATTCTGCATTACTCCTTTTTCTTTTAATTGAAATGGTATACCGTAGAAAAGAAAGAGTAAACATATATCCTATTCACGGATATGATACCTCTCGTAAAAATACTCAAAGCTGGCAAGCAGCAGAAAACGTACATTCCTGGATAGAATCATATTATTTAGATGCATGGGAAATGAAATCATTAAATTATTTGAAGCCTCTGGAAATCTTTTCATATGAAAAGGACGGTGATAGCAAAGAGAAATATCACCAACCACATTACCGTTATATGAAAGAAAGATATGATATACCATTTATCATCCGGGGTATGAGCCAAGGTATGCCAGAGGAGACTAGACCAAACCAAGACATTATACAAGACAAAGATCTGTATGAAATGGGGAACGATCCGAACAGTTGGGTCGTAATGCCATGGGCACAGGTCGACAAGAAATTTATATATCATCAGTACAAAAAATATGATATAATGGAGTTATCAAAACTAACTGTGAGCTGTATAGGTGATCCGGGTCCTTGCCGAAAGTGCTTTTGGTGTCGTGAAAGAAAATGGGCATTTGGTAACTATGATGGGGGTTTACTTTAATCACATCCTGCGGTATAATACTATCTACATTATGGGAGAATTGCATTGAGCTTTTACACATCAGTTGACGTCTATATGAATCGTATCCTGTACCGTGGATACAACGATTCTGGCAAACGTATCACCGGACGATACGAATTTAAACCTACCCTATTCCTACCTGACCCTCAGGATTCTACAGACTGGAAGACCATGGACGGTGATCCAGTGGCTCCGTTACAATTCAATTCACCATCTGACATGCGTGACTTCACCAAGAAGTACGATGGTGTAGAAGGCTTTCAGTACTTCGGTATGGATCGTGCAGTCTTCCAGTTCCTTGCCGAAAAGTTTCCCAATGATATTAAATTCAACAAAGGTCATGTCAATGTGGTCAACCTTGACATTGAGGTTCACTCCGAAGATGGTTTCCCTTATCCAGAAGACGCACTTCATCCCATCACAGCTATTACTGCTAAGTCGTCACGGTCTGGTATCTACCACGTCTGGGGTCTAAAAGACTACGACGTATCACAATCCCCACACGATCATCTCATGATCAAGTACGTCAAGTGTGAATCTGAAACAGAATTACTCGTACGTTTCCTTAAGTGGTGGAAGGATGACTATCCAGATATTATTACTGGTTGGAACATCCGCTTCTTTGACATACCATATATCATCAACCGTATTCTCCGTATTGGTTCAGAAGAAGCTGTTAAGTCTCTATCACCTTGGGGCGTTGTTCGTGAGAAAAAGGTTCAGTTCAAGAACAAGAATATGGATTCGTACATGATCGTTGGTATCAACGCATTAGATTACTACGATCTGTTTACTAAGTTCGGTTACAGTTACGGTGCACAAGAATCATATGCGCTTAACCATATTGCAAACGTTGTCCTTGGTGAACGTAAACTATCCTATGAAGAGTTCGGTTCACTACGTAATCTGTACAACGAAAACCATCAGCTTTATATCGACTATAATATTAAAGACGTTGAACTTGTAGAACGTATTGATGAAAAGATGGGTCTAATTGAACTTGCTATGACACTAGCCTACAAAGCTGGGGTCAACCTCACAGATGTATTTGGTACTACATCTATCTGGGATTCTATTGTATATCGTGAACTAAATAAGAAAAAGATCGTGGTACCAACTATGGATCGTGCTAAGGCATCAGAGATTGCTGTAAAGTTTGCGGGTGGATACGTAAAAGAACCACAGATTGGTATACACGAATGGGTGGTTAGCTTTGACTTGAACTCACTGTATCCTAATATCATTGTACAGAACAATATGTCACCAGAGACATTAATTCGAGATGGATTGTTACCCCTTGTTCCTGGAACATTGAATGTTAAGGTACCTAATCCAGATAAAGAAGGCGAAATGATTGAAGTACCGGTGTCTAGCCAAAATCCTAAAGGTGCAGTTGCGGCAAACGGTTCAATGTACTCACACGACCGTCAGGGTGTTATGCCAGAGATCATTGTCAAGTACTATGATGAACGTAAGACTACTAAGCAGGCTATGCTTGCTGCACAACGTAAGTATCAGAAGGAAAAGACAAAAGAGTTGGAACGTGAGATTAGTCAGCTCGAAAACAAACAGATGGCTATTAAGATTCTACTCAATAGTTTGTTTGGTGCACTCGGTAACAAATACTATCGTTACTTTGATCTACGGATTGCCGAAGGTATTACTCTTCATGGTCAGTTCATTATCAAATGGTGTGAACGTACAATCAATGATGAACTGAATAAACTTCTTGATACTAACGAGGATTATGTTATCGCTATCGATACTGATTCGGTATACGTTAACTTCTCTAAGTTTGTAGAAAAGTTTCAACCCGAAGATCCTGTTCAGTTCCTATCTAAAGTCTGTGAAGAACACTTCAACCCTATGTTTGAAAAGTCCATGGAAGAATTGGCTGAACACAGTAACGCATACACGAACCGTATGGTTATGGAGCGTGAAGTTATTGCAGATCGTGGTATTTGGCAGGCAAAGAAACGTTATATCCTCAACGTACATAACTCTGAAGGTGTTCAGTATGCTGAACCGAAGATGAAGATCATGGGTATTGAAGCTATCAAGTCTTCAACCCCACAAGTCTGTCGGGATAAGTTCAAAGACGCTTTCAAGCTTATGATCGCTGGTGATAAAGATGCTACCCAAAAGTTCATCCAGGACTTCAAAAAAGAATTCAAATCTCTTCGCCCAGAAGAAGCAGCATTCCCTCGCGGTGTTACAGAGTTAGATAAGTGGGCTGATCGTCGTACCATTTATTCAAAAGGTACACCGATCCATGTACGCGGGTCACTGCTCTATAACCACTTGCTGCAGCATCACAGTCTAAAGAACTACGAAGAGATCAAGAAGGGTAACAAGATCAAGTGGGCTTATATGCTTATCCCTAATCCAATCCGTGAAAATGTTATCGCATTCCCTGATTACCTTCCAGCAGAATTTGGATTAGATAAGTACATCGATTACAACAAACAGTTCGAGAAAACATTCCTTGAACCTCTCGAACCTATTCTTGAAGCCATTGGCTGGCAAGCAGAAGAACAATTAACTATGGATGATATTTTCGGATGAGGAATTACATATTTGATGTAGACGGTACGCTCACACCTAGCCGGGGTCAGATGGACAAAGAGTTCGCAAACTTCTTTGAACATTTTGCTACACACAATGCAGTGTACCTCGTAACAGGAAGTGATAGGTATAAAACTCTAGAACAAATACCGATTGAGCTTTATTATCTTTGTATTAGCGTATACCAACAGTCTGGCAATGAAGCGTGGCAACAAGATCACTGTGGTTATCGATATGAATGGAAAGTTCCAGAAGATCTTATGTTCTTCTTAAATGAAAAGTTAGCTGAAAGTAAGTTCCATAATAAAGCTACTAATAATATAGAAGTTCGTGGTGGGATGGTTAACTTTGCGATTCCAGGTCGGCCATGTTCACTCGAAACACGACATCTATATAAAGAATGGGACGAGCACAAACGCGAACGTGAAAACATTGCAGCAGAGGTAATGGAAAAATTCCCTGGTATTACTGCTCAAGTAGCTGGCGAGACTGGGATCGATATCTTTGAAGAAGGTAAGGATAAGGGGCAGGTAGCAGAATGGTTACCACATCCTATTACGTTCTTTGGTGACAATATGCAGGTTGGCGGCAACGATCATCCACTTGCAGTAAAGCTTGAAGGTTACAGTGGATCTAAATCTGTTCAAGTAAATAACTGGGAAGACACATTTAGGTGTTTACAAATGATTGAAAATGGGGTATAATAGAATTATGAAAAATTGGCATGAAGATATTTGGGATATGCATTTCAAGTTTGGTGTTCATGAATGGATCATGAATAACATCAACGATAAAGAAAAGCTGGCCAAGTTCCTAGAATTCCGTATGAACTTTTTACGTGAAGAGCTAGATGAAACACAGAGTGCAATCGACAATAAAGATCCACAGGAAATCGTAGATGGCCTAATTGATCTTTGCGTTGTTGCTATTGGTACACTTGACGCTTTCGGTGTTGAACCACAGCGTGCTTGGGAGCAGGTACATAATGCAAATATGGCTAAGAAGGCAGGCATTAAGAAAGAACGTCCTAACCCTCTTGGTCTTCCCGATTTGATGAAACCTGAGGGATGGACAGCACCAGATCATGATGACAACACAGGGTATTTCCCTAACGCTCTTTAAGAGTCAGTTTGACAACAAGACTGATAAACGTATGGATCTCTCTAACTTTGACGAGTTAGAGAAACTTCTCTATGGTTTGTCTAAGCAACCAAAGAAAGGCAAAAAAGATGCAGAACTTATTTCGCCTGCTGTATACGAAGCTGGTACTACTCGGGCCAACAAAAACGTTACTGCTTGGGCAGGTTGGTGTGCTGTTGATGTTGATGACCTTACGATTGATGGCAACGTAAAAGATGTTGTTGATAATTGGTGTGGTGATTGGCGTTATATTTGTTATAGTACCGCCAGCTCTAAAGAACATCAACCTAAGTTTCGAATTGTCTTCCCAGTGTCACGAGATATTGGATCCGAAGAAATTGGACATTTCTGGCACGCACTCAACACTCACCTTGACTCTGCCGGAGATCGTCAAACTAAAGATCTTAGCAGAATGTACTATGTTCCTGCGACTTACGATAGCGCTTTTAATTTTATTTTCTCTGGTGGAAGCATCCCTATTGATGTGGATGATCTTCTCATCAGGTATCCATATGTAGATAGGGCTAAGAGTGGTGGTACGTTTCTCGATCGACTACCTCCTGAACTTGCAGACGCCGTAGTACAACATCGTAAATCTAACATTGAATCCAAAAATAACGATGTTGTTTGGTCAGGTTATGCAGACTGTCCGTTCTTCCCAAAGAAACTTGCATTGGAATATAGAGTTATTACAGGAACTGGTTGGTACCACAAAATGTACCAGATAATGGTAGCAACTGCAGCAAATGCAATCAAACGTGAGTATCCTATTACTGCACAACAGATTGCAGAACTATGTCGAGAACTGGACGTCGAGACAGGTAACTGGTACGAAAATCGTCCATTGGAAACTGAAGCAGATCGTGCTTTAGAATATGCTTATAGGAACTGTTAAATGAAAATGAATCTTATGACAAAGCTGGAAGCTCTTGATGAAATCATTGAGGATCTTAGAGATCACATACAACCTCATGATACAGGACATATCCATACAACTATTAATGTTCTTACACACGAACGTAATAAACTACGAGATAAAATTGCAGAGGCGATACAGCGATGAAAGCGGGAAAAGTATGGGGCACAACAGAGCTCATTGAAGCTAATGGTGCATTAGAGTTTCACCGTATTGAAATGGAAGCAGGTGGGGTATGCTCTAAGCATCTACACCGTTATAAATGGAATGGATTCTATGTAGAGTCTGGTAAGATGCTCGTACGCGTGTGGCAGCGCGACTATGATCTTGTAGATGAAACCGTTGTTGGACCTAATCAATACACAAAGGTAAAGCCTGGACTATATCATCAGTTTGAATGTTTAGAGTCTGGTGTAGCTTATGAACTATACTGGGCAGAATTTAATCACAATGATATTGTACGTGAGTCTGTTGGCGAAATGAAATACGAATTAACAGAATCGCCTGGTATTACAATAGATATTGATAACGATGAATTCCCTGATATTACAATAGGTATTGATAACGATGGTAGCTACATCAGCTGGCCTGGTGAAGATGGTGGTCCAGAAGATTTTAGTACTGGAGGGAGAGTATGATGTACAAAGGGAAAGTTACAAAGGAATTTATTGAACGTAGAAACCAGTTGGTTGCTGAAGATAATAGACCAGAGAGCCAAGAGTGGAAAGAACGGCAATGGGACTTTGAATTTCCCGAACATCATCAGTGTTCTATCCCCTCATCTGGTCATAAGATCTTTGAAGGCTATGAAGCAGATACCGAACATGACTTCTTTGGTCGGTGTGACTTCAAACATGTAAATCGATTTAATGAAATCCATATTTCTAAGTATATCCGTAAGGCTATGGAGAAGGGTAAGATCGATCACATTGTCCCTTGGAAGTTTTCTCCACATCCATCCCTCTGGGCTAATACACTACAGGAAGGTGACGTAGTCAAATATGAAATTATTGACTATATCCCAGTAGATGAAATTTTATCTGGAAAAAATCAAATTAGGGGGTTTACAATTAATATGAAATAGTGTATACTAGTATAGTAACAATTAGGAGACACTATATCATGGGTAAACTCAAAAACTACGTAATGGAAGCAGACGAATTCGCTCAAGAGCATTATAATGCACCTCGTGAGGAATTTGTCATGATGACTAAATTCTACTTCGACGATCGTTTGCTAGAACAACGAGCTATTCAGCAGTTCGATGAAATTCGCTCTGAGCTCAATGCATATTTCCAGGGAGTACTATAATGGATACTAAAGCTATGGACCTAATCCAAAAGATGCCAGAAGACGTTGCTCGTGCATATGCTATTTCCATTATTGAAAAGCGGAGTGCACGTACCATCAATCAGAAGACTGCAAAGAACAGAGTAATCTATGATTTGCATGGTGCACCAGATAAAGGTGAAATTGTTCGTATTATGTACAATCAGCTTCTAGCATCTGAAGGTCTTCGCACTACTGGCTCAGCATGGGGTAAGCATTATGACAACATATAGTTGGGAAAGATATGCATCACATAAGATTTCTCAAAATGTTAACATGGCTGTTCCATTCTATCTTATGGCTGCATATGCTTACTATCAGGAAGACGATCCAATCTTCTCTGATTCGTTTTTTGACAACCTATCCCAGAAGCTTCTGAAAGAATGGGATAACGTTACACACTGGCATAAAGATCTTCTTACTAAATCAGATCTTGAAGCTGGTACCTATCTGGGTGAATATCCAGAACGTGTAAAAGGTGGTCTGAAAGCTCTTCGTCAAGTGAGGATTCGATAATGTTTAAGAAGATCATATCAGCTGTACTATCTGCAGCACTTGTTACTGGATGTATGAAAGCTGCACATTCAACAGATCACTTCTCAGAGTCTATTAAATGTCTTGCAGACAATATGTACTGGGAAGCTAGGAATCAGCCATTTGCTGGCCAGGTAGCAGTGAGCAACGTGGTGTTGAACAGAGTAGATGATCCACGTTTTCCTAATACTGTCTGTGAGGTAATTCATCAAGGACCAACTAAAAAGTCTTGGAGTGATCCCACAGTATATTATCCAGTACGTCATCGTTGTCAGTTCTCTTGGTACTGTGACGGTAAAAGTGATGAGATACCAGAATCTGATCGGGAGATGTACCAGCACATGCGAAGTGTAGCACTCAAGGTTTATACTGGTTGGTTCGGTGACAACACATTTGGTGCAACACACTACCATGCAAGTTACGTTAAACCAGATTGGGCTGCAAGTAAAACAAGAACGACTAAGATCGGTCTTCATATATTTTATAAGTGGGAACAATGAAAATAGGATTTACAGCGTCTACATTTGACTTGCTACACGCTGGACACATTTCTATGTTGCGAGAAGCAAAAAGTGTATGTGATTATCTAATTTGTGGTTTACAAGTAGACCCAAGCTATGATAGAATAGAAAAGAATAAACCGATACAAACACTTGTTGAACGTTACACACAGCTTCAGGCTGTAGGATATGTCGATGAAATCGTACCTTATCAAAGCGAAGCAGATCTGCTCGATATCATTCAGATGTATCCAATCAATGTACGTATCATTGGTGAAGAGTATCGCACTAAAGATTACACTGGTAAATCAGAATGTACTATGCTTGGTATTGAGATTTACTATAACGAACGGAACCACCGGTTCTCTTCTAGCGACCTGAGACAGAGAGTAGCTAATGAACAAAGTAACAGGAAGAAATCTGGGTGAAGGCTTATTCAAGCTACGTCACCTACTATACCATCAGGGATATGAAATACAGACAGCATCGTGGCAGGGTACCGAGTCTCCTCCTGTTTTTTTAGAGGTACTACATGCTGATCTGACAGCAAAGATGAGTGATGATCCGCAAGAAGCATCCGATCTTTGTAATGCCACGCAACCGTGGGCAGATGTCCACTTTGCAGAACGTGTTGGTGGTGAACCACTTAATCCACCACCTTCACATACGATGTGGCTGAAAGATACTGATCAGTATTTGTCTGGTCAGGCTTTCAGTCACTCGTACCCTGAACGTATGTGGGCACCAAGTATGGATGGTATCAGGTTCAAAACTGGTAACCTTGGTGATGCAGTAGAACTTCTAAAGAAAGATCCTACTACTCGTCAATGTTATATCCCTATGTGGTTTCCAGAAGATATTGTAGCTGCCAATGAAGGTGAACGTGTACCTTGTTCCTTTGGTTGGCACTTTATGGAACGTGGTGATGAACTACATTGTTCTTATCACATGCGTTCGTGTGACGTAGTTCGTCACTTACACAACGATCTGTACTTCGCAAACAGACTTGGTCTATGGTTAATTGAGCAAAGTGGTCTCACCTGTAAAATGGGGTATTTACATTTCAGCTCAACTAGTTTACACTGTTTTAGTAATGATCGTTTCGCACTTGGTAGATTGATTGGAGTAGAATAATGTGTGGCTTTGTAGCTTATCCTGTTGGTAAGAATCCAGAAACAGTAATACGTTCTATTGGCTATCGTGGCCTAGAGAATTACATTGGTTATAGAGACTGGCAAGGTTTTACATTTGCACACACGTCACTACCATTTGTTAATCTAGACCCACTCTTTGCTATCCAGCCGAACACATACAGTGTCCCAGGATTATTCGTTGGCGAAGTATTCAATTATGACACAGATTATGCTTCTGACGTAGAATATGTTCATAATGCATTTCATAATCATGGTACAGATTGTTTTCATGACTTTGATGGATTCTGGACATATGTCACAATGATTGATAATCATTTGTTTGGTATGACAGACTTCCTGGGTATTAAACCATTATATTACCGTACTGATGTAGAAGCAATGGCTTCTGAGATTGAGGTATTAAAGCTATTTGGTAAAGTTACACTCGACGAAACATTTATGTCGAACACAATGAAATGGGGTTACTCCCCTGATCCACGTACACCGTACAATGAGATCAAACAAGTTCCACCTGGTCATTATGTACATAAAGGCCAGGTACACAGTTACTGGAATTGGGACAAAGTTGAGTATGGAGACCTATACCAAGACATGAAGCGTTCTGTCTCCGCGCGTCTTGGTGGTCAGAGAGAAGTTTCTATTCTTCTCTCAGGTGGTCTCGATTCCAGTATCATCTACGGACTGCTGAAAGAACTTGGTCGTGATGTTACCACGATCCACGTAGATAATCATGAGAAAGACTTCGCACACTTAGTCTCCTCCTCCCTCGTCGACGTCACTCTTGATGAAGTCAGTGATCTTGACGCAGTCCGTATCCACCAATCACCAGTCGACCTCGGGTCCGTTAAACCACAAATTGCTATGGCTAGAAAGCTACGTGAGTTAGGATTCCATGCAGTGTTGACTGGTGATGGTGCTGATGAATTATTCGGTGGTTACCGACGTGCAAAAGAATATGATAGTCAATATTCAGATATATTCTGTGAACTACCATATTATCACCTTCCGAAGTTAGATCGTACTATGATGCGTTCTACAATCGAACTTCGTGCACCTTTCCTCGCACCTTATATTGTAAAGCACGCACTAAAAACGCCATACATATTAAGAGACGGTGAAAAGAAGGTTCTAAAAGAAACCTTTAAGGACATTGTTCCAAAGGAGATTATTGATCGTGATAAACATCCTCTCAAAACTAAAGAAATCCACGCCTCCCCAACCGCCAAAAGAGGTACCAATGACAACCTCTTCAGACAACTCCAAGTGGGATAGTAGATATATGCAACTTGCTAAGACTGTAGCAGGTTGGTCAAAAGATCCTTCAAGTAAGATTGGCGCCGTTGCTGTAAGCAGCAAAGGCCAAGTTTTGTGTACAGGATATAACGGATTCCCGCGTGGTGTTGATGATAGTCTTACAAGATATTACGATAGAGAACTAAAATATAAGATGGTAGTTCATGCAGAAACGAACGCTATCTTTAACGCTACATATAATGGTGTATCACTCGATGATGCTACAATGTATGTTTATGGATTACCTGTTTGTTCAGACTGTGCAAAAGGACTAATCCAAGTAGGGATTAAACGAGTCGTTATCCATGGCGAGATTGCTGATCGATGGAAAGAATCATGGAAACTAACAGAGCAGCTATTTAGAGAAGCTGGTGTAAAATGGGAATTTATTAAATGACAGAAGAATTTGAAGTAGAACAAAAACACCTTGATGCTGAATATTTTAATATCGGTATTGTTGGTACTAATACAGCAGCTAAAACACTGGAATATGCTTTTAAACATAAACCACGTAATGCTGTAATGGTAGTTGATAATATCAATAAGCATATTGAAGATCTTATTGAGTTCGAACCACAGATTACTTTCCTTTGTAATGAAGTTACTATGGATGATGATGGTGTAGTAGAAGCATCGCAGCTTGAAGATGCTATACTACAACTATCAGCCAAGACCAATGGTGGTATTGTTATTAAAACCCCGTTACCTATGGATTTGGTAGAAAGAAATTGTAAGAATCAGAAAGTGGTTTACTATCCTGATCTGTATTTCGGTAAAGATAACATCGAGTCTCGACTAAATGTTCCTTATACATGTCTTGGTGGTACACCGAACAGTACAATGGCAGTTGCAGAGATTATTCATAGATTCTCTACATTTTCAATTGGACATTTTCATCATATTACACCAACAGAGGTATGTTTTATTGAACAGGTAACTGGTGCTATGCTTACTATGAATTCCGTGTTTGCTGCACAGCTACATGATACTGTAAAAGAATTTGGTGGGGATTATCACACTATTGCTAGTATCCTAGCATCTGATGGACGTATTGGTACACATGGACTTCGGCAACCTAACACAGATGATACTATGGGTGAAAGCTCACAACAGGCAAAGGATGCACTAAAGTCACTGAAAAAGTTCAGTGATAGGTTTACTTTACTTGAAGAGTGTGGTATAATGAATGATCGTTACCAGGAAAGATAATGTCTGTACTTAAACTAAAAATTCATAAACGTATGGATGAATTGCAAGAGATGATGGAAAGTAATCGTCATCTGGAAGATCCTGACAGTGTTCAGGAACATTTGTACACAGTATCTAAATTCTGGTCAGTACTCTCAGAAGAGGATCGTGATTATATTCACTGTGCTCAACACGCTATTGAAGAAAAGACGAAGTGGAATGTATAATGTCAATTATGGATAAATTGAAAAAGAACTCAAAGATCAAGTCAACATCTGTGTTGGCTGATTCCCAGTTCTTTAATAAAAAAGATATGATCACGACCGATGTGCCAATGATTAACGTTGCACTATCTGGTGATCTAGAGGGTGGGCTAACACCAGGACTTACAGTTCTTGCTGGTCCATCCAAACACTTTAAGACGTCATTTGCGTTGCTAATGGCTTCTGCTTATTTGAAAAAGTATGATGATGCAGTCATCCTATTCTACGATTCAGAATTTGGTTCACCCCAATCATACTTCCAACAGTTCGGTATCGATACCAACCGTGTACTGCACACACCAATCACCAACGTCGAAGAGCTCAAGTTTGATATTATTAATCAGCTTGAACAGATTGACCGGGAAGACAAGGTCATTGTTGTTATCGATTCGATTGGTAACGTAGCATCAAAGAAAGAACTTGAAGATGCTATCAATGAAAAGTCTGTGGCAGATATGAGTCGTGCTAAAGCACTAAAAGGTTTGTTCCGTATGTGTACACCTTACCTTGCTATGAAAGATATTCCAATGTTGGCTGTCAATCATACATATCAGGAAATGGGTCTGTTCCCTAAAGCTATCGTTTCTGGTGGTACTGGTATCTACTATTCAGCAGATAATATCTGGATCATTGGGCGTCAGCAGGACAAAAAAGGTACAGAGATTAAAGGTTACCACTTTGTTATTAACGTAGAAAAATCACGTTATGTGAAAGAGAAATCTAAAATCCCTATTAGTGTATCTTGGGAAGGTGGTGTACAACGTTGGTCTGGTCTACTTGAAGTAGGTATGGCTGGTGGTTATGTAGAAAAGCCATCACCTGGCTGGTATCAACAGGCTGGATCTGAAAACAAAGTACGTGAAGCAGATACACTGAAGTCCGACTTCTGGTTACCTATTATTCAGAATACAGACTTTAAGGATTTTGTTGCTAAACAATATAAGATTGGGGAACAATCTGTTGTGTCTATGGACGAGATTGTCGAAGAGGACATGTCATGAAACAGAATAAAGATTACGAATTAGTTCCTGCAGATGAAGATCAATGGCATGTTCGTATCCTAACTGGCGAATTCACTGAAACTGTATTTCAATTTGGATCAATTACTATTGATGAAGATTATGAAGATAGTGATGAAGGTGGTCTAATGAGATATAACTTTGATATTATCTCAACACCAGATCCTATGATTGCTTCTGATAATATTGATGAGAATATGCCACTACAAGAAACCGTTGCAAACATTTTGGTTAGTATCATGGAGGACATTGTAGCTCCTGGTCTAGCGGAAGAAGCTAATGAAAATTCTGATAATGGGTCTGCCGGGTAGTGGTAAGACCTGGTTAGCAAAACAATTAGCATACCACTTTCTAGTACCACATCACAATGCTGATACCTATCGTGAATATAATGATGATTGGGACTTCAGCGAAATGGGTCGTGCTCGTCAGGCAAGACGTATGAGTATGCAGTGGGGCATTTTAGATTTTGTTTGTCCAACTGAAGCACTTCGTCGTATTACCAAGCCTGACTATATAATATGGATGGATACGATCACAGAAGGTCGGTACCAGGATACAAATAAATTATTTCAATCTCCAGAAGTGTACGATGTAAGGATCATAGAATGGATTGGACAAAACCTACTACACAACTACTTGGAAGATTTCAACCCTGGCATCAAGGGCATACAGAGCTTTTTAAACGAGCGCATGCCACTACTGGGCAGTGTGTTCTCCTCGTAAGAAAAACCCCACTTGACGAAAATAACCCCCTCGACGTAGTTAAGGTCATGGACAATATTGTCGAAGCTTTAACTACCGAGGGGTTTACTTTGGATGAAGATTATATTATAATGGTAGTACCAAACATCACTGATATTTCTTATGGTCGTGATGTCGGTTACTCTATTACACAACATGATCTTGGTGAAGACGTACATAAAATCTCTGCAACAGAGATCAGAAAACAAATGAGAGCACGCGGAGAGATATGATAGCAAATATAGAACAAACTGTCCTTCGTAACCTACTGGTCAACGAACCGTATATGCGCAAAGTGTTACCGTTCATCAAACCAGAATACTTCGAAGGTGTATACCAAAAGCTATTCAAAGAAGTAGCTAAGTATGTGGCAAAGTACAACCGATTGCCAACTGCAGAATCATTTAAGATTGAACTTGATGATTCCAATCTAACCGAAGAACAATACCGTCACGCAGTAGAAATCATCCCGGAGATCTTTAAGAAAGAAGAAGTGGATGATGAATGGCTATATGACAAGACAGAGAAATGGTGTCAGGATCGTGCACTGTATAATGCAGTCATGGAATCAATCAATATTATTGATGGTAAGCATGCCACACTAACAAAGAATGCACTACCAGATATCCTTACAAAGGCACTTGGTGTTTCATTTGATACAAATATTGGTCACGACTATATTGAAGATGTGGAATCACGTTACGAATTCTATCACAACAAAGAAGAACGTATCCCATTCGATCTACATCTATTCAATGAGATCACTAAAGATGGTGTACCGAATAAGACACTCAACATTGCTCTGGCTGGTACTGGCGTTGGTAAGTCTTTGTTTATGTGTCACGTTGCTGCAAGTGTACTATCACTCGGTAAGAATGTTCTTTATATTACCATGGAGATGGCAGAAGAACGTATTGCTGAACGTATCGACGCTAATCTATTGAACATCCCTATTGACCAGATGGAAAATGTATCAAAGGGTATGCTTACTGAAAAGGTAAACCGTCTAAAGACAAAGACAAATGGTAAACTGATTATTAAGGAATATCCAACAGGTGCAGCGAATGCTAACCACTTCCGAGCACTACTCAACGAACTGAAGCTAAAGAAATCCTTTGAACCAGATATGATCTTTATTGATTATCTAAATATCTGTGCATCATCACGTATGAAAGCCATGGGAGGATCTATCAATTCATACACTTACATTAAAGCAATTGCTGAAGAGTTACGTGGTCTTGCGGTCGAGTTCGACTTACCGATCTTCTCTGCAACGCAGACGACTCGTTCAGGTTATACTAACTCGGATCCTGGGCTTGAAGATACGTCCGAGTCTTTTGGATTACCCGCTACCGCTGATCTAATGTTTGCCCTTGTATCTAGTGAAGAACTAGAACAACAAGGACAGATTATGGTCAAGCAATTAAAAAATAGATATAATGATCCAAACAAGCACAAAAGGTTCATTCTAAATATAGATAGAAGTAGGATGAGACTTTTCGACGCAGAGGCACAAGATCATGATTTAGTACAAGACACACCAGCGTTCGATAACGGTGAGATAGCAGAACGCTTTGCAGATTTTAAATTATAGGAGAATATTATGGGAAAGAAAAGATCACGGGCACATCAGGTATCAAAAGGTGAACGACGGCCACTCGATCGTGCAATACAAAAGGCTACACGTCGTGAATACAGAAACCGCTTTGAACGTCATATGAATCAGCTTCGAGCACATCTTGCTGGTAAGCCAACAATGATTACTATTGCTAATCCTAACCCACAGGAAACCAATAAGCCATTCATTCGTGTTCCTGGTAAAGAATATTTTAATAAAACAGGTCGATAAATTATGAAAGCACGTTTGATATCTGCAAGCTCTCCTACCAATCACTTTGTTGGTATTGAAAGCGTACAAGATCTTATTGCACACGCAGCACGTGTGTCCAATCCAGGTAATCAGAATAATAGTGATACAGCAGGCAAGCTACTCAACTACTTGATTAAGCACAAACACTGGTCACCGTTTGAAATGGCTAGTGCATGTATTGAGGTGGAAACTACACGTGATATTGCACGACAGTTATTGCGTCACCGTAGCTTTTCTTTTCAAGAGTTCAGCCAACGTTATGCTGATCCTACTAATGAGCTTTCATTTGTAACACGTGATGCACGTCTGCAAGATCCAAAGAATAGACAAAATAGTATTGAAACATCTGATACAGCCTTACAGGCTTGGTGGCATGCACAACAAGAATTTTTAATTGAGCACACTAAAAGAATATATATTGAGGCAATAGAAAGAGGTATAGCAAAAGAACAGGCACGTGCCGTACTACCAGAAGGTAACACTGTTTCACGACTATATGTAAATGGTACTATCCGTTCCTGGATTCATTACGTTGAACTACGTAGTGGCCATGGTACACAACTAGAACATATTGAACTCGCGCGCGAGATCGGCCGGGCGATCACAGCTATCTTTCCAATGATAGAGGATTTTATTCATGGAAGTACAGATTCGTAATAAAGAAATCCTTACAGATCCCGACAGCTATATTGATCTTAAACCTTTAAATGATTTAAAAGTCTTAATCTGGCAAACCCACGTAGAACATTCTTATAACTATTTTGGTACATCGCCAGAACAGATAGAAGATTATAGAACAAATAGGAGCAGCTATAGTAACTTTTATAAGTTTAGTTCTTATACATGTAAAAGATATGCTGAACGATGGGGATTTGATTACAGATTTGATCTGTACGAAGAAGAAGAATATGAGCCTTTTGTATTTGGCCAATCAAACTTCGATCAGTTTAAAGCTACAACATTTTTTAAAAAATATGATGCTGTTTTATATTTAGATACTGATGTTTTAATTATGCCATGGGCAGATAATATTATAGAAGAATATTCACCAGAAAGAGATTGGAGTAATATATTTGTTAATACCATAATTGGGAATAAGTTAAAAAATGTTTATCTGCATCGATCCGGTTCCTGTAATACTGGTGTAGTTCTATACTTTAAAGAAGCTGCTGGGGGTGCAATAGATGTAAAACTTAGATCCAAAAGGTTTCTGAAAAACATAATTGAGGAAAATGCAGGTTTGTTAACCACCTTTCGATCTGGGCAATTTGATGACGATAAATTTTTTTATCTATTACATAATAAACTAGATGGATCTAGACTATGCCATTTGGATGCCAAGTATAATACGGATTTTTATAGTTATAATCAAAATCTAGAAAATATATCGTTTTTACATTGTTCTGGCGAGATGAAACAGTATATAGAAAGAATATATAATAAAGTATACGATGGAGATCGAGATGGAAGTACAGATTCGTAACAGTGAGCTGATTGAACAGCTTGATGGTTTTATAAATGACTTTTATGCCATTGAGGGATTCGATGATCCTGTATTCCACATGTACGACCCAAAGGATGCCAGAGAAAATGGTATTCTATATACGTCAGAAGAATATCTTCACAAACAAATGGCACTTGGAAGTAAGCACACTGGATTCCCTGAACAACACTTTTCACAACCTGTTGGTCAGATGGCACAAAGGAATCCGGATCAGTTTGCTGATGTTGCTTTCCGTGTAAGAAAAAAATTCCCAGAAGTTTTAGGCGTTCACTCGAGCGCACTATTCAACTATTATCCACCCGGTGGTTTCGTTGGTTGGCATACTAACTGGAATGCTAATGCCTACCAGATTCTTTTCACTTGGTCTAAGACTGGTGACGGATATTTCCGTTACTGGGATAATCAAGAAAAGAAAATTGTTCACATCGAGGATAAACCAGGTTGGCAATGTAGATGGTACTACTTCGGAAGAGAGGATGAACCAGATTATCATTGCTGGCACGCAGCCTATGCAGGATGTGATAGATTTACACTTGCATATAAATTTGTCAACGATAAGATTGGTACCGATAAGGATAGACAAGCTATTATCATGAGGGACCAGCTCATAGAAGAAATCGAGGAAGAATAAAATGGCACACATTTCTACTTACTGGGCCGGAAACGGTAAAGAAGGTTACGCAGAAGTTCATAAAAATATTGAAGAAGGAGGATGCTTCATTCGTTATTTTGATAGTAATGGTGTAAGATTTTTCACAGAAGAGTTTCCTGGTAAATCGATTCATTATGTTGAGGATGCTGCAGAGAATTGGGCACTAGGTATAAAAAAACTCGGAGGGGATTTACTTCTAGGTTAACATTTGGTATAATAGTTTTATTATGAAAATATTGATAATTGGATATGGTCGGCATGGCAAAGATACAGTAGCAGAGTATCTCCGTGACCACTATGGCTTAACGTTTAAGTCGTCTAGTATGCACTGTGCAGAGAATGCGGTGTTCCCTGCACTACGTGGCATGTACGGTTATAATACTGTAGAAGAATGCTTTGCCGATCGTTCTAACCACCGCACAGAATGGTATGATCTTATCTCAAAGTATTGTGAATCAGATCCTGCCCGTATTGGTCGTGAGATCTTCGAAGTCTCTGATATGTACTGTGGTCTGAGAAACAAACGTGAGTTTCATGCCATTCGCAATAATGGTCTTGTAGATGTTACTATCTGGGTTGATCGTTCAGATTGGTTACCAGCTGAAGATAAATCAAGTAATACACTTGAACCTTGGATGGCTGATTATGTTATCGATAACAATCGTGACCTTGATGAGCTTTATTGTAACGTAGATGATCTAATGAGGAACATATGCAAATAAAACCTATACAAAATGGTGTGGCTGTTGAGATAACAGATATTGATATTACAGCCTTTGATAAGAGTAGTGATTATGATTTTGTAAGAGATACATTACATAAACATCTTGTTGTGGTTATTAAAAATCAATCTACTAATCCATGGGAATATACACGTTTCATAGAAAATATAGGTAGAGTTGCTAACTATAATCAATTTGGATTTACTATAGATGCTGAAGAATATCCACGGGATCAAGTAGTTCCTACTAATCGGTTTAAAGGTGATACTTGGCGTTATCCTGTACAACGAGTAACAGGAAAAAAGAAAAAAGGTAAGTTTACTGGTATATTTGGTACAGGTAAACTAGATTGGCATGCTAACTTAAATGGGCCAGATCGCGCTGATGGTGTTGCACTACAAGGATGGGAACATTGTGAAAATACATCGACATCATTCCTGAACACTAATCTAGCATATAATGACTTGGATCCGGATATGTTAGATGAAATAAAAGATCTCTATTGTGAATATGAATATGCACCTGAAGTTTGGGCTGAAGGCTTACCTGAAGACCAACTTCGTCGTATGAAACAAAATTCAAATAAGTATAAAATGTGGTTAATCCAAGAGAACCTAAAAGGCGTAAAGGGTCTTTATTTTTATACGAATAATAGATGTAAACTCATTTGTCCTGATCAGAGCCTTTATAATGAAATACATGATCATCTGTTTCAGGACAAATACATATATCAACACTGGTGGGAACCCGGTGATATTGTATTAATGGATCAGCTCTTGACTTTGCATAAGCGTGACCAAAATGATACAGAAATATTACAAAAGCGGGTATTACATAGAATTACTTTCAGAATTTCTAATGAAAATGGTTTTATAGCACGTAGAAACGATATATAAAGATTGTAACGGTGAAGCAAACCAAAAGGTATACTGGACACGGGGGCAGTACCCGTCGCCTCCACCATAAACACATTGGAATATCATTGAAGGCAACAAAAAAAAGAACCTTAGTCAAAGCACTTATATACAGATGTTGGGTTATACTTTCAACTTATATTATGTTATTGATTACTGGACAAGATTATACAACAGCAATATTACCTGTTATCATTATAAA